CGCAATACGACATGTTAAAAGAAATCAAAGGTGCGTTGAAACAATGGTTAGCAGACTGGCAGGATAATAAGTTAATCGCTAAACTTTCTGCATCTCCTACATCTGGTGAAACACTTTATGCATCTTCCACTGGTACGCAAGAATCTATTACGTCAAATGATAAATTGACTACTACACTCATTTCTCGTGCTAAACGTAAGGCGCAAATGCACGGCCCTAAAGTACAACCGATTAAAGTTGACGGCATGGACAAATTCATTATGTTGGTTTCTCCTTGGGCGGCTCGTGATTTGAAAGATGATGCTAAGTGGCTT